AGAGTTATGTAAATTTATCTTAACATGTGACGTTAGTCGCATTATGCAAATTATAATCATAAATATTCAAATGCGTATCGTAACCGCATTGAGTATAATCAATTCCAGATGTCTGGGCTTGCATCTGCAAATCTTCTAATTCATGTTGCTTGCGATGTATATCAACTTTGTATGTATCAATATCAACGTTAGCATCATACATATATGTATCATACATATTTTTGTGTCTTTTGATCGCATCTTTTTGACTTTGTTCGGTCAAATTGTGAGCTGCTGCAATTAACGTATTTTTTTCTTTATCTGTAATTTTACCAGGTAAAGCATATCTGATAATACGATCATGTTGATCGCTGTTCGGGTCTGCTTTCTGTGCACGCTGTGATCTTTTATCAATGCAAGTAGTAAAATCTTGCATAGAAAACAAATAAAAATATCTAACTTGACCGCCTGCAATGCTTATAGGGCACTTAATTCCCTTTGCTCCTGCTTTGACTTTAATAAATTGCTTTCTTGCTTGTGTGATTGTTGCAAATCCTGTAAATTCTAATTTGCGCTCTTTAATTGCTTTCTGTAAAGCGTTATCAATGGCTGATCCTGCTTTATATGCTTTACCAGTTAAAAAGTTAAATGTTGTCATTATCTTACTCTCTCTAGTTGATGTTATAAGCCTTAATGTGCTACTATTAAGGCTCATTGTTTTACTCAAAGGCTTTAGAGTTTTTTGCTTTAAAGCCTTTTTTTAGACTTCAATTAAATCCTTTTTCCATAATTGAAAATAATTTAAAAGTTCTGAAATTAAGCCCCCCACAAACAAAATATCATCTGAATATGCTTTTTGACACCATTCATCAATCGTTGCCTGCTCATCTTCATTAGCTTGATCATATTCGTGTAATTGCCATTTAAATAAACAGCGTTCACGAATTTTATGATTTTCATAATCAAAAGACGAAAAAGCGCAATCAGTCCATAAATGCATTTTTGCGTCTGATATTGTTCTATTTAATTGAAAATCGTTATTTGCTAAAATGTTGTAAATTGCAAATGAAGAAAATAGACTTAGATCAAAATTTATTTCTATTTTAGAAAAAACAAATAAATTATGTTCAAAGCCATTTGTAAAAGTTTTTTCCATTTCAAAAATTACATCATCTAAAATTTCATATCGTGACATCAGTCTTTTATCATTAAAAGGTAAATTTTCATTTAATTTTGCAGTTAATAATCTATTTTCCTGCATTAGCTTTAATAATTTAATTACTTTGCTTGCACGAAATGTAATAATTGTTTTTGTCATAAAATCACCTATTTAACTAAAGTTAGTAGAACATAAGTAACGATCGCATTAGATGCAACGATCATTAGAGTTAGCTTAAAAGCCTGTTCATGTGTCATTATTTATTCTCCATTTTCATTTTACGCATTAACTGGGTGCGCTCATTGCACATCTGATATAGTTCTTCATAGTAAAAATCAGGCGCAAAAGCATTAGCACTTGCATAGCGATTGATTAGTTCTGATTGAGCATCAATACGATTGTTCAATTCTTGCAAATACTCTTTATCAGTCATTTTTTTTTGGACTCCATTTATTGAGCACCCTATGTGCCTTTCATGCTTATAAGTATATACGCATATTATTATATGTCAATAATTATTTTTAAATTATTACGCATAATATTATATAACATTAAGTAACTACATGAATTTAAAGATTTTTTTGCTTGAAAATATTTTTACTTGATATATACTTACTTATATAGAAACTAAAGGACAAAACAATAATGTTTACTGTTTATAACGTTGATTTTGAAACAAAATCAGATTTTTTTAGTGTGTTAGGATATGCGCATAGTCTTAGTCCTGCTGTACTGAAACGACAATATAACAATAGTTATGAGCAAGTCGTAAAATCACGACTAAAAGCAGATACAGACGATCAAGCTCGTGAGATGCTGCAAGCACTGAAAGACAAAGCGCAAAATATTGACTACGAAAAAGAATGTTACAAGGTTGCGTGGAAAATGTTAGATGCTGAACGTCAAAATATAATCGTGCAAACAGTAGCAGCACTCAATAATATCGATGTATCAGAATTAAAAAAGAAAATAGGACTATAACAAAATTCAGGTGTTGTGGGCTTGTTCTCAGGAACGCAAAACTGAAATGTTATAACCGTGCTTTACGGTGTGCTTGGCACGGAATTTAAAACACACCAAACCTATCAGAGTGCAGGTATTACTACTTTTTGACCGATTTCTAGCTTTTCAAAAATCAAACTCCATTGCAAATTGACATAAAAAAAATCGCGCTTATCGTCTAAAACATATAGGCACGATTTTTATTTTTGCTATAAATTTTTATAATTTCTGCTTAAAAATTTTAAACTTTTTATAAAAAATTATAATGTTCTAGTCTGTTTAATTTTATCTTTCAGACAATGAATTTCGTTTAGTGATTGCAGTGCATATTTTAATTTTTGCATTTCCTCACAGCTTAAACACTCATCATCTTTTGTATCGCTATACAGGTAATTGATAGTACAAACAGCCATATTTTCAGCATTACGTAATGTATCAGACATTGTAATATTTTCGTTATTCATTTACTAAATACTCCTTGCAATATTCAAAAATCTTGTTTAAATCGTTTCTATCAAAGTTATAACCGATAACAGGGATTGCAAATTCAGCTCCCATAAGGTCAAATGATTTAACAAGGTTATTCTGTAAATCAGTGTAGTTAAAATTACCCTCACTATCAGCAAGGATAGATAGCTTAGATAGCATATCTTGTATCTTGCTTTTTCCTTGTAAGTACAAAAAGCAGGTAAGCCCTTTTTGAAAAGGTGATCCTTTTGATAAAAGATCATTGTTTACCCATTTATCAATAGCTTTTGTAAAATTTTCTACACTGATTTTCATACGTTACTCCTAAGCCTTAGTTCTTGATTGAACGGTTACAGGCTGTGTGTTTGGAGCCTCTGCTGTTGGTGCTGTCCATGTGTTGTAACGTGGCATAGCTTCAGGGCAGATAGCACTGATAGGAATTACAGTATTTGTAATGTGATTTACTGTATTTTGCAGAGCCTGAATAGCACTGTTAGTAGCAGTTGCCATAACACCTAGTTGACAATCAAGGGAACCGAAACGTTTTTCAGTACCTAAGGCTAACTCATTTACCTTGTCACTTATCTTGCCTAGTTCTGAATGTAGAGCAATGTATGTTTGAGCAACCTGATCGTTGGTGTACTTTTCAGCCTTTAATTGACCAATTTCAGCATCCTTTTCAGCCATAACAGCAACGGCACCACTATTCATAGCGCAAGCCATTGCAGATTGATTACCGCCAAAGATACCGCCTAAACCGCCTGACTGTAAAAAGCCTAATGAGCCTAGAACTAATGCAGGAATACCTACACCGTTTGCTAGTCCCTTACTTGCATAATCACCCATAATAAACTCCTTATATTTGAATGTATGGATTAAAAATGTTGATTTATTCAACACGTAAAGAGTAGCTGTAAGGACGGTATAAGTAAGCAATAAGAACGATATAAATTAGATAAAAGATCTCATCTTTTCTAAAATATCGAAGAGTTTAAGCATTGTTTCACGTGGGATAAGTACATAATCAGCTTGAATTGATGCGTACCACTTAAGAAAATCTAAACCACGTGTAGATTTAGATTGTTGACAGAGTTTATAAATAGCTCTTGGTGAATACCACGTAACCAACTGTTTTCCCTGTGAATTAATGAGATAATGATGCTTAACATTAGCTTTATCCAGTTTACTCGCAACATAGCTAGGGTTAGTTATCTGTAAAGCCTTGCATACATCAGCACCGACTAGCCAAATAGTACCGTTTTCAGAATGAACGTGTGCACGTATTATAATGCCGTTATAAAAATGTTGAGATACGGTAACAGGCGTGTCATAATCAAGCATAATGGGTAGTCTCCTATTTTGTTTTCTTTATTAAACAAAATAGCAGATTTTGTACGTTCTCTTACGATGTAAATATAAGAGAATTTATCAAAGTTTTAGTAGAGTGAATTTATGAAAAAACTATTAGCTATTACAAGTATCGCATTATTAGTCGTAACAGCCTGTACACCAAAGCCTAGAGATATTACACCTAAAGTATTATGGGCTAGCCAAAGTGACGGTATAGTTCATTTAGGATATAAGCAAACAAAATTTGGAATACTTTTTAACCCTGTTTCACCTGATTGGATTTCAGCTTTAAATGGTAGTAATGAAGTATGCAGACACTGGGGATATTCAAGTTCTTTTTATCTGAACGATGAAGTTAATCAAGGATTTGAGGTTGATTTTGGTGGAACTGAATACGCTGTTTTTTATAAGATAGCTCAATGCGTTAAATAAAAGATAAGGCACTATTGCTAGTGCCTATACCTATGAAACATCGTGCGCATTATACACTAATTTTCTGTGTCAGGTAAACCTGTTTTAAAAACGCTACCGTCATCTTTTATTGTGTAACCATTTTCAATTAGCATTTGTTTTACAGCTTCACGTCTTGATGTAGGAATGCTATCAACAGTACGTTTACCCATGATTACATAACGATAATATAAAGTGTTCATTCTAAGCTCCTTGTTTTGCCTTTAATTTTTTAACTTCTTCTTGTAACTCACAAACCAAATCTGATAGTTCAATAATCGCATCTTGATTTTCTGTGTTTGTTGTTTCATATTGATCGGACAATTCAAGTAAACCGTCTGATAATGTTTGTGGATACATCAATTCGTTTTTAACTTTAATTCTAATATCTTCAATATCAGGTTGATTGTTATTAGTGCTAAAGAAATTGTAAGGTGTAATAATCGCCTTGTACTCTTCTATTGACTGCTCATTAGCTAAAGAGCTTAGGTCAGCGATAGCTTGTTGTTGCTGTTTTAGCTGATACTCTAAGTTAATTGTAGCCTCTTCAATAATTGTGTTAAGTTGTTCTTTTGTAACTTCTTGTTGTTCGCCTGTCACATCAGTAATTACCATGTTATTTTCTGTGTAATTTAACAAGTTCTTGTAATAATCAATGTGCTGTCTATCGCCCTGTAAAAGTACGCCAAAGCTAGACATAAAATTACAATTCACATCACAGTAATTATTAAAAGTGCATTGTGTTTTTAAGTCATATATTTTTCTTTGTCTTAATCGCAATAAAGCATCAGCATCAAAAAGAGAATGGAATGTAGTTAAGATTGTATCTCGTACTGTTTTTTGATACTCGTTAAGCTCTATATCAAGCTCTTTGTTTGTATTGTCAAAGTACTTGTATTCGTCTGTATCATCGTTATAGATGATTTTGTTTATGCCTAAATCTGTAAGTTCATAAGATTGTGCCATTTCAAAGTAAAAAATTTCATCTTTCTTTTCAATCTTATTTTCTTTTAAACTTATTGTATAAATCATTATAAGCTCCTAAATGCTTGATGTTGCCTTTTCATCTTTTCTTTCCAACGTTCAATGTTTTTTTTGTCGTCTTTATGATTGATTGTGTCTTTCATCGTTTCTACAAACTCTAAGTTAGAAACACAGTTATTCAGATTGTTTCCGTCTTTATGCTTGATAAGATGATAATTATTAGGGTTATCAAGCCAAGTGTCTGCTACAACCTGTGCTAGCAAATATCTTTTGACGCCTAATACGTCAATCCAAACGTAAACATGACCGCTAATCGTTTCTGTTTCACAAAGAGTATTTCTTTTACAATCGTAAACTTTTCCTTTGTCAGAAACTTTTACAATAGGGAGACACTTCCAAAATTTCCACTGTTCCATTAGCCTAATCCAAAATCACCGTTAAAACCTACTGCAAAATTATGAGATAAAGTAGCTGATTTACCAAAGGCAACTGTACCGCTTAATGTTTTAGATACGTGACATGATGCGTTACCGTTGTTGTTATACACAGCAATACCTGAACCGTCTGTCCATAAATTAGGTGCGCTAGGATAGGTTACACCATAGTTAAAATTACCTTGTGCAACAGCTGATTTCGTTTCGTCTGGATAGGTTGTAGTCGTTGTTGCAACATTACCTGTGACGGTTAGCAAGTAGTTCACAGGGTCTAAACACATGTTTGAGGGGGATGTGCCTGAATTGACAACTGTTCTGCCTACTTTAATTACACATGAACTTGTACCTGCGCTTACAAGGCGTCCGCCATAGTAGATATAAATAGCTGGTGTCTGTAAAAAAGTAACACCGTAGTTTACCGTAACATTAGCGGTTACGGCATGATTGCCAGGGGCGACAGTTTGACAACCAAAGTTATGAGTGCCTGCTGGTGTAACGGTCTTACTTGTAGTTGTTGTAGTTGTTCCTGTTTTACCACTATGCTTAATCGTTGTTGAAATTATGTCAGATATAGTATTGATATATCGTCTGCTTAAAGGAGCGTAGTATTTTTGATTATTATAGTTTACAGATAAATCACCGCACTTATAGAACCAGTGCTGATCTAATGTTCCCTCTTTGTTCTGATCAATTACAAATAACGGAGTATATAGTGTAGTTTTATTTTCATTAAAGATAAGACTAGGTGTTGTAATTCTATCGGTTGAGTTCCAACAAGTGTAAACCTTATCGTTTAATGTGTATTTAATATGAGACATATTTAACCTATCGTTAGCTTTATTCCGTTAATAGTTATGCCATTTGTAAAGTTATGATCTTTAGTAATAAATCCTGTGTCATTTTTAAATTGACTTAGCTTTGTATATGTGGTATCAGTATCTAGGGTTGTTAATGTGTATGTTGTTCCGTCAAGTTTTGTTACAGTAATTACAGTTCCGTCAATAGCAATGTTTTTAACAATGGCATCATCTAATGTAAAGCCATTTGAATTTTGATCTGATTTAACAGCATTAGTTGCATGAGTTGCACTGTCGGCGTTAGTTGCATGAGCAACGTTGTTTATAATTAAATTAGTATCTGTGCCGTCAGCTTTTGTAACAATGATAGTTGCATTACCGTCTGATGTAACTGTTGTAGCTTTCTCTTGAATTTGTTGGTCGGTATAATCTTTTAAAGATTGTATGTCTTGAGAGAGATTTTTAGTTAAATTACTAATTGATGTATCTTGTTCTGTATTCTTTTCTTCAATAGCCTGAATACGTGTAGCAAATTGACCTACGTCAGATGTAGTTTCGATATTATCAATGCGCTTTTCATGGTCATCTAATTTAACTTTATTTGCTGTAATTCTTTCTTCATGGTCGACAATAGTATTAGTATGAGCATCAACAGTTGTGCTTATGTCTTGTTGCCATTCTTTCTCGTTAGCCATTTGATACCTCGTCAACTAGAGTGTTGCGCATTGAATATGTCTTATTGTTAAATGTGACTGTGTATTTTGTAGGTTGTAAATCAGCAATATCAGCGGTATTTTTATCAATCTGTTTTTGCTGTTCTGTATCTTTATTAGTCAATGTAACTAGATAATCTGTAATATACTGTAATAAATTCTTCCATTCGGTACCTGTGTAAAACCATAAAGCACTATTTTTTACATCGAAATAAATCTTTGATGTATCAAGTTTTTCTTTGTCAGCTTCGGTAACATTTTCAATTAAAAGTACACCTGATTTTACTAGGTCGATTTTATCAACATTGATAGTAGCTGTTGATGTGTCACTATCCCATGTCATCGAACCTTGAATAGCACTATCTTCTGTAAACTTAATAATGAAGTTTCTTAGACAACCAGTTTCAAGGGCAAAAGTTGCAAGGTTAGCAAGGTCAGCAAGGGCGGTAGTAGCAGCATAGTTTGCCGAACCTACAAAATCAGCAGTGCGTGCATGACTTGCTTCATTTACAGTAACTTTCAAATCGGCATCTGATGCGTTTAAATCGGCATAACCTGAAACGTCACCAACTAAACGTAATCGCCAATTCTTCTGTAAAGCCTTTGCTGTAGTCGCATTTCCTATTAACTCACCGATAAATTTATCAGCAATAACTTCTGTAGGGGTGTTATAAGTGCCTACTTGATTTGTGTTTGTAGCACTATCCACTTCTGCCTGCGTAAGGGTGCTCATGTTGTAACTCCGTTATGTTTGTTTGCTTGATTGTATCAACGTTTTTGACGTTATTTATTTTTTACTATCTTCGGACTTCATGCCTGTTACTAAACCTAAACTTAAATCGGTAATTGATGTAGGTTGAACGTTACCCTTTGTAAGGTCATAAACATAACCTGCTTGACGACCACCAAAGCCAAAGATAGGTGAACCTGTTAGAACAGATAGAGTTACTAAAATACCTTTGATGTCACTACCTCTTAACTCTTTATTAGGTGATACAAGTTTTGTTATAGCCTTAGCTGTTACAGCTAGATTTGACAATAAAGGTGTGCTTAACCATGATGAGTTGTAAAAGTTATTACCTAATAATGGATCAATAATACCTGTATTTATTACCTTACCTGCAAAAGGCATTGAGCTTGCTAAACCTTTAGACCATGAACCTGCGAAAATTTCCCATAATGCACTATTAAATGTGTCATCATCATCGCTCCATAGGTCACGTGTACCCATAGCTTGATTGATAAATTCAGCACTAGCAAAAGTTGCAAACCAATCAAAAAGGATAGCTGAACTAGCTTTTAAATAGAATTGTGGATTAGTTAAACCATATTGCTTATAAGCGACTACTAAATCAGCCTCACAGTTTCTGTATTGATTTACAAAGTACCCCGCAAACTGATTGATAGATTTGATCCATACATTTGACTTAGCCCATTTACCACTATCAATTCTATCAGGTGACATAAAGGCTGTACGAACTACCATTTCACCATAGCGATTTGATTTTTCTACACTCCAACCTTGCTTGTGTCCGTAATCTTGTGCTGCAATATATCCAACAACATCTAATCGTCTTTGATACACAATCTGCATAAGCATAGCGTTGCGTTTTATCCATGACGAAACGTCATTAAATCTATCTTTGATTTTATTTCCACTGGGAACACGAACCTCATCAAATATTTCTTGTAAGCGATTGTGTATTTCGGTTAAGCGTATCTTTTGACCGTCAGTTGCTGTTTGTAAAAAAGTATCTACACAGCTTATAGGGTGTCGTAGAGTGATAGCCATAGCTTTAAGCAGTGAACCAAAGCCTACTTTAGGTATTAAAGTAAATAAGTTAGATGTCTGCTGTACGGTGTTTACAACATTCATAAACATCAATGCACCGCTAGAACCTGTCAACATCTTACCTATATATTGACTAATCATATTGCTTGATGTCAGGTCCCGACCTGTTGCTAGTGTTTGTAACCATGGCACTAACACATTTTTAAGCCTGTCAGGTGCAACACGTTCTAACTCTTGTACAACATCATCACGCTGTAATAATTTATAAGCCTCAAAAACTTTAGGTAATAAGTGAATATATCTAAGTTCTTTTTCAAAGCCTTGAATAAGTTTTACAGGGTCAAGTTCTAAAGGATTAGCACTCTTTGAACGTTCTTTAGTAAAGCTAGGATTTTTTAACCCCATTACGTTTTCTGTTTGTTGTAACTCACCGTTTACGTTTTCTACTAATGACTTACTAGGATCATACTTAACAGAAACATAGTCAGCATTTAATACCGCAGGTACATATCCTGCTTCATAGTCGCCCCATTTGGTGCGAATAGTTCTACCCTCTAAACGTGAGAACGCATAACCTCTTAATTCTTTAGATGCCTTTTGTACTTGTGGCTCTAGCTTTCGTCCTGTGTTCCATACTGTCTGACAAAAATCTAGCATTTCTTTAGTAATAAAGCCCTCATCAATAGCTCTATTAAAAAAGTTTTCAAATGCTTGTTTCTTTAGAATTAAGTTTTGCTCATGGGAAAAACGCTCATCATCACGAATATAACCGTCTAAAAACTTTTCAAAGTTTGTGCCCATGTGCAATAGAATACCGATAATCTCACGGTTAGTAGCACCTTTGAATTTGTTTTGACCTAAAACAATTTCGTGACCTGTTTGTCTACTAATAAAGCCTGTTCTAAATGTAGAGTTTTGTATTTTTGATGTACTTAATAAGGCTTTATTCAATGCAGGATTAAGGGTGTTAATAACATCACGCAATGCCATTTTATAAGCAACATCACCTGATCTTACATTTTCGTAGAACTCATGCCATGCACCTAAAAATTCACCGTCTAATTTCTGCATTAAAGTTTCTACCTGTTCTGTATAGTCAAACAGATAGCGACCATTCTTTTTAATTTTGTCAAAGTTTGTTTCCTCACGTGTAGTAGCTGTACCGTATTTGGTATCTACTCCATGCTCGGAGCGTTTAGCTGTCTTTGATAACTTTAAGCTGTCTATTAAACGTGAAGCGAAATTATCACGTGCTTGTGCGATGTCACCTGTTAATTTGCGCTGTCTATCTCTAGCAATATCTTTTAATGTATCTAAAAGATTGCATAAATTCATAAGTGAACCGATAGATTGATCTTGATAGAATGTTCTAATCTCTTTTGCGTTTTCAATGTCATCACAAATCTTTGTGATAAGTTCGCTTGCTAGTGGATAGCTATCATTTAATCGGTCACGTAATTCAGCAACATTAAACTTAGCTGTTTTATCTGATAGGTTAAGATGATCTTTATCTAAGACAATACGCATAAGCTCCACGATGTCTGTATCGTAGTTCTTAGCTAAATCTTTATTTGCTTCACGAATAAAACTCTTATAACCTGTGAGCTTTTTGTCTATGTATTTTTTAGCTGTTAGTGTTTGATCGGCTAATGAGTTCTGATAATACTCATTGTTAAGTTGCTTTAATGCTCCCTCTAAGTCGCCTAGTGCTAAGGCTTTTTTTACCTTGTCATTACAGCGTTTAGCGTTACGTCTTGCACCATTAAAACTAGCACGTCTATATGATGTATTGTCTAAGTCATATTTAGCTAAAGCCTTTAAGCGTTTAGTCATGTTAAAGGTATCATCTTGCATACCAAGTGCAACCTTTACAGCTCGCATAAGGCTTGTGCCTAATTGATGATGTATCTTAGTAACTGTGTGCTGTACATTCTCTAAGTCCTTTGATTGTTCTTTAATAAACTTAGATTGTATTTTCTGCCTTGCGATTTGATGCGCCATTTGCTCAACAGTAGGAGTATGTAACATCAGGTTACAGAATGTTACAACAATATCACTGTCACCGTTTAATTCTCTAATCTTTTCAAGATCAAAAGGTAAGAACTTATGATTATGTTCTAACCACTCATCAAGGGCTACACCCTCGTTGCTGTCATTAAATAAATCTTTATACTTTTTCTTTAAATATTTAAGTTGTTTTCTAATACTACCTATCTGTTCTGCTAATGGTAATGAAAACTTTTTTGATTTGCGCAGGTCATTGATACCTTGTATAAACTTGTTGTTTTGTAAGTCTTTTTTAGCACTAGCATAATACTTTTGATAGTTACTACTTTCTTTTATCAACTTATCAAGGAATGTGTTTAATCTTTTTTTCTCTTCTTTAGAAATATTGTTAGGTATATTTTCTCTTAACCTTTCAATATCTTTTAAGAATGTCTTTGAATGTGACATCAAAACTAATGCTTGCTTAAAATACATAGCACTAATTTCACTATGTAATAAGTTCTGTAAAGCTCCAACATCATCAGACATAGCCTCTTGCATTAGCTTCTTAATAGGATCACTTAATGGGCTGTTAAAGATGTCAGCTGTCATATCCTGTATAGGATATTGAGCCATAACATCTTGATATAAATACTCACTATCAAATAAACCGTCTGTAAAAAATCTGAAATTGTCATCAGCACCAGGCAAAGTATCGCCCTTATAAGAATTTGTAAAATTATCTTCAATAGCTTTAACTTTATTTTCAGGTGTCATCTTCTCTGTAAATAGAGTAGATTTGCTGATAGTGTTTAGAGTTCTTTTTAAATCTCTAAAGATTTCGGAATTAGCAGGCTTGCCTGTAATAATTTCTGATAAGAAACGTGCTACAAATCTTTCTTGTAACTGTGCCCACTGACTATCGCTAATGGTATTTACATCAAGTTTAGGGTCGTACCACTTAATCAGGCGGTTAATTTTAGTTTTAGCTACATTGTTATTTTTAGCTAACTCTTTAGTAGTATTCAAAAACCAGTGTGTTAACTCATGAAACACGTCTGTAAATGAGCTATCTTTCTTTAGCTGAAATGTTTTACCGTCAAAGGTGCCTTTAGTATTTGGATCATCAATAGCTTCTTTGTTTGCTGTAAAATTTTCTCTGTTTACAAGTTCATACTTAGGCTTAAATTTAGCATACACTTCACGTGCACTAATGCCTAAGCTGTCACCTAAAGCGGTACAGAATGAGCTAATAGTATGAGCTATCAAGCCTTGATCTCGTGAGTTAGTATTGATTGCAACCTTAGCTAGTTCTTGCTTAATTTCAAGCTCTAAATTTTCTTTGTCTTTTTGCTGTGCAACCGCCTTAATATACTCATCGCCTAATTCAGCTCTTAACTTATTGATTTTCTTATCTGATAAAACCTCTCGCAATTCGCTAGGTAAAGGCTTGCCTTGACCGTCAGTAGTTACATCAGATAAAACCTCTCTAATCTCTTGTGGTAGTTCCAACCATTCACTAGGCTTAATCTCTGATAATGAGCCGTTGCTTTCCTGTGTGAACTTAGCCTTAACATTGTCAGGTAAAGTATTAACATCTATGCCTTGCTCTACTAACTTACTGTTTGCTAGCTCACTGTCAACATAAACAGAACGTAAAACACCGTCAGCGATTGTGCCGTTAGTTGCACTATCTCTTTGTGCTAATGGTGTTTTTGCTAAGATGTCTAGGCTTGCTTGATCTTCAATAAGTTTATTTAATGTATTAACGGCTGAACGTATACCCATTGATTGCTTAACTAGGCTAGGAGCTCTAAAGGCTACAGTAAGAATAGCACTAGGTGCGATACCCTCTGCCACTCCCTCGCTAAAGTTTTTAGCAAACTCGCCTAAACGATTGTCTGTTTCTAAATAATCATTAACATTGTCTTGTGTAACAGCTGAATATAAACCTGTGCCACCTGCTCCGATACCTGTACCAAAACCAACATCTTTTGCTGTTTGTTTACCTAGTTCACTGTAAGCCTTATTCTTTAGTTGTAGTAATTGCTCCGATGTAGTTTTATTCGTTGCGTTCTTGAATACCGTATCTGCTAGGCTTTCTTGTACTTTCTTTCTGCTACCTGCTGTTACTACTTTATATGCACCTTTAACAGCTTTTGTACCGCCTAAGAATAAAACATCAGTAAGTGCAAGTGCACCACTTAATAGAACGTTTTTATATTTATATTTATCGTACACATCTTGCGCATTACCTTTAGGATCATTAGCTAAGATTTGCATAACGGTGTCGCCTTGTGATTGGACGTATGTATCATAAGCATTAACACCTGCAAAACCGCCCCATAAAGCACCGCTGATAGCACCCGCACCTACACCGATATGAGCACCAACAGCACCTGCACTAGCGCCGATACCTGCACCCGCACCTGCACCTGCAACACCTGCGCCTAAATTTTTTAGATTAAAAAATGGTGTTACAAAACTATTTACAGCTGATACAAAGCTACCCCATTTTGTTTCATCACCTATGCTGTATCTTTCGGTTGCCTGAACATAGTCATTGACTAAATCTTTTACGTCAATGCTTTCGCCGTTATTTATTCTTTCAACTAATTGTTGATTAAACTTTCTAGCGTTAGATGTATTGTTCCATGCTCTGCGGGTATCATAAAAAAACTTCTCATCATAAGATCTAAGATTAGATGCAACCGCAAAATACTTGTATGTTTCAGGATCTAAATTTCGGCAAAACTTAGGATCATCTAATAATTTTTCGCTAGGAATACCGTATTTATCCGCATAGTCATAATAGGTATTCATAGCCTTTTGAGCCATTACCTGCGCTACAATTTCGTTATTTATTAAAGGTGCGCTGCTTTCGCCTAATTCATTGATAGCCTGTTCTGTTTCAGCTTGTGCATTTGTTTTATTCTGTTTTAAAGAATAATCAAAAACATTGTTGATTAACTTTGCTCGCGCTCTTTTTTCTTGAACATTTTGAGCGTGAGCATAATCAGATAATGTGGAGCTATCATCTAACTGAACATCAGGGGCTGTTAAATCATCAATAAAAGTATTATTTTCTTTTAAAAGTTGTCGCTCTGTTTCTGTTACAAAGTTAGCTCTAGGTTGTTTTACTAATTGTGTAGGATCATATTTTCTTGCAAGTTGTTCTCTTAACTTGTCTTGTTGTTCTTGTGGAAATTGTCTGTCTAATAAAGAATTGATAGTAATATTATCTTCCATAATCACCTACTTTAAATAGTATTCTTCTTGCTGTTCATGCAATTCTTTAGCGTATTTATTAGCATCTTTAGCTGTCTTAAATTTACCTAAATGTTCACCAGTTTTAATGTAATGTTGTACTGCTTCTTTTGCAGACACTACTTTTCCATTAATAACAGTAGGTAATAGAACCTCTAAGCCGTCAATACTTACAGAAATTGAGCGTACAGTAGATACTGAACCGTCTTTATTTTTAACTTTTGGACGATTTAATAAATCAATGTTACCTGGTTCAACAGGTACAACATCTGATTTAATTGAGTATCTATTAGATTTTTCTGTATCATCAGAAACTTCGCCTAAATATGAACCGATTGCAATACTGTCTGTATCACGTTCCTTTTGTTTCTTAGCTTTCTCATACTGTTTATAAGTCACATCATGGCGTAAGAATATAGCTTTTTTATCTAACGCATAGTTATATAACTGATTAGCACTAGGATATTGACCGCCATTTTCTTGTGCATATTCGCTATCTAGGTTAGCTATTTTTGCAATGATTTGATCGTCAGTGTAATTGTCTTTTAATAAATCGCCTTGCTTAAACAAATCAAAGACATCTTCTAATCTATTAATTCTTTGTTGTGATTGTTTCTTTAAAGTTTTAAAGCCTTGCGGATCGTTAAAGTAATTTTGAGTAATACTCAAAACTTGATCTGCACTTGCTTGTTTTCCTGTACTTTGTTCAAGGTTATAAATTCTGCGATTAAGTTCATCATTTACAGTAGATACAATATCTAATTCGTAAGGCTCTAAGTTTTCAAGTTTTTTGCCATAAGCATCGGTGATGTTTGTTGTAATAATATCTTGTGCCTGCTGATTGCCTACTTTTAATTTTCCGTCAGCATGATCTTTTTCTAAGTTCTGTTTAAAGATATTAAATTCATTTTCATCTTTTATTGAAATAGGGTTGTTAGCTATCCACTTAGGATCATGGATAAGTTGATAAGCCTTTTCTTTAGGTAAGCTCTTTAGATTTTTTACAGTATTTGAGCCTATGTTTGATCTAATATTATCAAGCTCTTCAATCATCATTTTTTTAGCACTTTCCATGTTACCGCCATAATAGCTAGCAACCGCATCTTGTTGTTGTGGAGAAAACAAACTCATAATATTGTCAGATGTTACTTGCGATAACTGCTGCGTGCTAAATGTACCCAGTACACTTCTAATTGCTTGACGTGTAAAAAAATCTTCGTTGTTAATACTTCTTAGCTTATTGTCATAATTACTTACGTACATATAAGCATCAGCATCTGCCAGTGATGCTAACTGCTCATCACTATAATTTTTGTATTTTTCATAATTGTCTGCTTTAGGGTTAGCTCTAATAGCTTTTAACTCATCAAATCTCTTAGCAAAAAAATCATTTTTAAGCTGTATCTTTTGCTGTACGGTCAAAGGTTGTGTGCTTACTTCATTAGCTCTTGCTTTTGCATCACGTTCTGCCTGTGCTCGTTTAGCCTGTTTTTCTAAACCGTCTTTAATCTTTAGCAATAAGTCACGATAAGTAGTGCTATTGATACTATTCTTAAATGTTTCTAATCGGTTACGTGCGATGCCGTATTGTTCTGCATTACAGTTATAATTTACTAGCTGTGTGATAGCCTCATCATTAGCTTTAGTTAAAGCAACTTGCGCCTCTTCACTGTCTAAATCATAACCGCTAAATTCTAAATAAGCTCTATTAGCATCTTGATATTCTTGATAAAACTTAGGTGCTTGTGGTGATGTTGCGTTATTCTGAAAAGCAATATTTGTATTAGTAATGCGTGCTTGTAACTCTATATCATTTTGTTTAAATACCTGATTAGAGTAATGATCGTAACCATTTGTTTTATAACTTGTTGTTTGGTCGTCAAGCCATTTGTCAGTTGTTTCTTTAAAGTCACGATGATTTTTAAAGATGTCACTGTATTGTTTTTTTAGATCATCTAACTGATTGTTATAATCATCAATGCCATTGATAGCACCTTTTAATTTCTTTTCACGATAATCTACAAGTAACTTATTAGCCTGTTCTGTAAATTCATTCTTAGCCTCATTTTGAATGCCTTGCAATTTTCGCTGTTGTACACGTTCAACTAATGCACCGATCGCTTCTGTAATAGGCAAACTAAATCGGCTTACTCCATTAGGCTTAACTAAAAAAGGAATACGTGCATCTACGGTATAAGATTGAAAAGGTGTACCGCCTCCTTGTGCGTTAGACATACCGCCACGATCACTAAGATTTAATCTTTCAGTCGGTAATAAAATCGTCATTATTTACCTCCACCCATACCCATACCGCCCATATTAGATATTGAGCTTGCCATACTTTCTGCAAACGCAAAGCCTGCTTGTTCTAAAGGTTTAATTGCCTTAGCTTGAATTTTCATTGCTTGATAGTTACCCATAGCCACGTATCCTTGTGCTATATAGTTTGCTTTCTGCAAATCCAAATCTGATAATTGTCGCATAGATGTGTACATTTGTTGTCGTGCATTGCTAGCGTTACTTTCAGTATTTCTTTGAATAATTTTTTGATTGATTTCAGCTGAAACTCTGTTACTTTTATCAACTTCGGCTTTACTTCCGCTATTCATGCGAACGCCACTACTAGCACTTTGTGCCTGCTGTGATGCTGTTGTCTGTGCATCTTGTAAGCCTTGCTCAAACGCTTGAATTTGACCGTTAAAATACTGATTGTAAACTTCATTGCAAGCACTTCTAACATCAAGCTCTGCTAACTCTTTTCTATTATCTATAAGTGTTGCGTTCATTTGTGACGTTTGCACTTGATTTAGATAACCTGTTGCTTGTGCCTCTAACCCCCTGCGCTCGGTCATACTGTCAAACCATTCTGCGGTTGCGTTCATGCAAGCTTTTGCAAGTGCAGTCCAAATATTATAATCAGGGATAGCATCTGCATTTTTTCTTAATCGACTTGTGCCTTTATTAACTCCATTTTTGCTTGATGATGTGCTCGACCTGTTACCACCAATAGAAACTCGGCTACTGGTGCTTCCTGTATTGTGTGATGTTGCAAGGGCATCTTGTAAAGATGATGACTGCTTTTTTAGATATTCGCCGTAACCTGCTTGTGCGTATTGAGGTATTGCCATTTTATTTTCCGTCCTCGTAATTTATATTAAGGATCACACTTTGAATTTCTACAGGAACTGCATTTTTATGCTTGATAGAAAATTGTGATTGTTCCGACCACTCGCCATTCACTGCAACCTTAACCAAGTAACTTTCATCACCCTCAACCGTCTGATAATCATCTAAACGTTGGCACTTAAACTCATCGCCTCGTGGATAGTTAGCACTATAAAGATCACCCTCATAGCTAACTCTTAAATTAACCTCTGAAATATTTTTAGTTCTATCTTGTAAATCAGCTTCTGTATTAGCGATAGTCAAAGGAACTGAAATAAAACTAGCTGTAATAGGTAAACCGACTGCGATATTCTTACCTGCTTTATCTAAGACAATTAAACCTTGTTTTACGATCTTGTTAGATTGCTGTACACCGTCAACGTAAACTGCGACTTCTTGACCCTCTAAATGATTTAAACCACTCACTTTAGATTGATTAGTTGAAAAAGTTGTATCAAGGTAACTGTCTAAACAGCGATAATATTCTTTTGATTTATTAGCATTAAAGTCATCACTACGTTCGATATAACGTGTTCCATTACGATTAACTACAACATAAAGGTGATCTTCCGTGCCCTCTGAAATGGCGCACACACTTTCAAATTTACCGTTTACAGTAGAATGTCTATGCCATGCTACTTGATCTTGTTCTGGTGAAAAAGTACAACCTAGTAATTTGCCGTCAGAAGATACAGCCCATACAACTTGTACAGGTGATTTGCAAAGTGTGATTGATGTCACATCTTTGTTATCAAATAGATGTGGAGCACGTACTGAAATATCAGTAGAAACATAACCTTGTTGATTGTAGTTATAACCTAATGTACGAACGTGACCGCCACGCTGTGACACATACACAATCAAGTTATTTACAATAACAGGTTGTACATTGTTTGAACCAACAAAGGATTGAGCACGAACAGCAATAGAACTAGGAGTTAAAGCATCACTGTTTTGTGTAAAAACTCTTAGCTCACTTGAACCTGTCATTAGAATTAAACTATCTAAAGCTACGATATGCTTAATTCTGTCAGCATCAGAAGTTACTGCTATGATTTCAATTCTGTCTGTATCAAGCGTTGGCAAGTGATACATCATCAAATCTTGATAACCTGCATTTGTAAACCATACTTTTAAGGGGTTGTTATACGAACCGCCGAATACTCTACGTTGATCGTACTGTGCTACACTACTTGGATTGTCAGCCGTTGTGCCCTCTGATACAGAAACAGTAAAAGTTGCACCGCTGCCTACAGTAGATTGAACATTTATACTTACATTGTCTGAATATTCAGAACCTGTATTAACTAGCAATACAGATGATATAGAACCATTAACGCAAATAGCATAAGCACTAGCACCACTGCCCTCTCCTTTATTATCTTTGATAGATAATTTAATTTGAACCGTTGTATCATTTTGATGAAACAATGTTCTAAATACAGGTAGTGAAACTCCATTAGTGTATGAGGAAATAAAATTCTGATTATCTTTAAAAGCATTTGCTACGGCTTGCTTATCGAAATTATAGTTATAATTAACTTCACCATTAGTGACGGTTACATTTAGCTTGATAACAGCATTTTGAATTTCAAGTTTATCTACAGTCAGTTGAATATCTTGTTCGTCAATGTAAGCTATCTTTCTATATTTAGTTGTATCATCTTCTGAATAGCTAACCACTTCATATTTAACATTTAAGCTGTTATTAAAAGAATTAGAATAAACTTCACCGCTTGTAATATTGATTACATCAAGTTTTGCACTTACTTTAAAATCTGTAATATTTTCACTTTCAGCCGTTGTATCTGCAAAGCTCATAACAGGAGGAATTGCATTTACGGTTAAGGTACGAGGTAATGAAATAATATTGTTATATGAACCATAATAATAATCACTACCGCCATTCACAACGCTTATAGTTTTTATTTGACCTGCTACCTTTTGTGAAAAAATTTCTTTATATTTCGGTGGTGTGGTATTGCTATCAGGGTTATTGCCTACATCGTCAAGGTACGTCTTTTCTGTTTCTCCAACAAAGCAATAAATACCCGCAACCTCACGATACACACGATAATAGTCAGCACCTTTTACAGCGTTCCATTTAACACGAATACTAGCACCTGTAATGTAGTAATTACCTTTTGCCTCTAAAGGTGTACTAGCAACACTTTCTTTATTTTCTGTATCAACGGTTGTGACAACATAAGTAGGCTTGATCTTATCTTTAGTTTTGCTTTCTGCATCTGTCATATAGCTAGCGTATCTAGCCTCATAACTTAAACCTGTTGGGGCACTTACGCTAGGTGTTACAGTTACCTTGATAAAACGCCAATCGGTATTGCTGTATCGTCTTAATTCATAAGGTGAATAGTCAGGATTTGTTAGTGTTAAAACGTCAGCATTTTGTGAACAGTCGATATTTTTTAAATCTTCTGCTTTGTAAGGTGTGGATATTTGATAAATGGCATTATCTGAATTAGCTAAATAAGAACCATTTTCAATAATACGTAAAGTATAATTGCCAAATTCTAATACAAAAGTTTGCTCTGAACTGTATCTAAAAGGAATTAAGCGCACAGGGTGTGAGCTATCAACAGCTTGACCTACTAAACGAAAACCTGCACGAGTACGCATCGCACCTTGTGGAAGTACAACAAAATTTTCAATCTTTGTTGCGCCCATTGCGTATTGAGTTAAATCAGAACGTGCAAATAATGAGCTTGTGATCTCACCTGCACCAAAGCCACGTTGTAAAGTTCTTGTAACCATTTAAAACCTTGCAGAAATAAATTCAGGAATAGCATCATCTTGTATGCTGTCTGCGCCTTGTTGATTATCTTGACCGATTGCAAGTTGTAATAACATCAATGCGTTCTGCATTAAATTATTACTTGTATTCAAGCCTGTGCTGCCGTGAATAAGTGCACTTGCCAAACGTGCTCCTAGCATATACTCTACAGCCTCTGTAAATTGAACTGAAAAAAGATTTGGATCATCAATAAAAGATTGATATTGAATTACAAATGGAGCTTCAATATTAGTAACTATACAACGTGTTGGAACGTTATTTATTTTTACAACTCTAAAATTAAACTTGATTGTGTCTTTGTTGTTGATTGTTTCGTCTTTACTTTTTGAATAACGCTCTAAATACAGAATATTCATCACGTCACTAGGTATCTTATAAGTATATTTGTACGGAATAGATACTACGTCACTTACTAAATAGCTATTTGTAATAAGTTCGTCTTTTCTTGCAAAAGAAAAATTAAACTTAGTCAGGCATCTATCAACTATTTGCTGATAGTTTCTACGGCACAAATCAGCCTCTTTAGTTTGATCGTCAAAGCTCTTGATATGAATACCTTGACCGATTAGATCTAAAGCGTTATTACAAATATCTACTTTTGTTGTCATTGTATTAACCTAAAAAAAATAAGGGGCAAGTAATATGCCCCTTTAGTTTTACCTAAAGATTAAGCTGTATAGCTCTTATCTTCGTTAGCGAATGGGTAAACGGTGCCAAGTACCGCTACACTTTCAAGCTGTGCACGAATTGCATTAGCAACAACCTTAGGTTCTTCACCAACCTTTTTAGGCTGATTAAAGTTAGTAAGATCAGGCTTTTCTGATCCTGTTACAGTTTCAGTACCAGTGCCGTCAGTTGTAGGAATATAGCGTAATTTCAAGTATCGCCACTTCTGCTTGTTAGGCAATACCTGAATATAGCCGTCACTACCTGCTACAAGATCAGTCTTTTTAATCACACCACTATCACCGATGATAAGCGGGGTTGCATCATCTTCGGTAAGCAAGCCTAAGATTTGAATACGCAAATCTTTTGTATGTGCGCCCTGTGCCATAAAGTGCACATATAAATTTTGTGTGCCTGAACCATAATCAGCAGGTGTTTGAAAATCAATAGTGCGTTGTGAATAGGTTGTTGCTGTGATTTCTTGATAATCACTAAGCACGGTATTTGCATCTACAATAGCCATTTATAAAACTCCTTATTTTACCTGTGTTTCAGTGTTTACGATTTGATCGCACTGTCTGATAGGAACACCCTTAAATAACTTCCATGCACTAGGTGCACCAAATTCTTCGGTTGCATCCATGTACTTAATTACATCTGAATGAGAACGACTTGCAACAACATCTAAGCCCTGCGCTACGTCACTGTTCATGTATAGTTTTAACTTAGTATTTTTACCACGAGGGATTAAGCCCATAGCCTGGGTTAGTTTCATTAAGATGTTTGTGTCAGTCTTAGTGTCACCACTACCAATAGTACCTGCCTTGCCGTCAAATAACTGCTGTACATCAATATTACATAGGCGCACAACATATCGCCAATCAAGCACCATTAAGCCAACGTCCCAATCATAGATTGTTTCATAGCCCATAAATGGGTGCCCATTCTCATCATATAACTTAGTTTTGCCTAAGTCGGTAGTTTGAATACCTGCCTTTGTGCCTTGTGGATATGGACAGTAAACACTATCACCCCAACCCACTAAATAGATTGAAGTTAAGTTATTACCTGTACCATTGCAATCAATGATATTTTTAGCATTGCCTGCTTTCTTACTTGAATAACGAGTTGCAAAACCTGTAAAGCCCTCACTAGCCTTAGTTGCATCGCCGTAGAATAAAGTATGTGCAAACTGCTGTGTCATAGCCTCAATAAATGGGCGATCTTCTAAAGCTCTAAACTCTGCACTGTGCCCGTTCAAGTCCATGACTTTCGCATCAACGCATGAGTGAGCTTCCATTTGACCGCAAGTTTCTACTACGGTTGCAACTGTACTATGTGATGCAGGTACACCGTGATTGATTTGTCGCCAATACACATCAGGTAAACCTGTGCGGATATTACGTTGATCGCCTGTAGGTAAGTTACCCTCACGAACAACTAAGTCTTGAATGATCTCATTAGTTTGATTTAATGCTTCAATAACAGGTGCTACGTTACCGTTTTTATCTTCACGTGCTAATTGTTCTGCTAAAGTAAGCATACCTGTTGGAGCAACGACTGATGTTCCGACTACTGCCATTTTTACACTTCCTTATGTTTGTTAAAAAAAACGAGAATTAAATACTTGATATAAAAGATTTTTATTAGAAATTAAGATTAGGACTATTGTTATAAATGCTACGTAAAGCATCACTGCGATTGTTTCTTTGTGGGATTGCTTGTGTGCTGTTTACATAGCCTGTGTCATTGCCTAACACTGAACCGACTGCGTTAATAAATTTGACAAAGGCAGGGTTATAGCCGATGCCAGTTTGATTAAGTAATGCGCTTACTTCGGGATTGCCAAAGCGTTGCATTACACGACCGATATTTAATTTTGTGTTTGCAAAATTTTGACCGCCGATTTCAGGGTCATTCATTACAGCCTTGCGCCACTCACTAACTTGTGTGTTAAAGCGACCTTGTAAATCTTCGTTAAAGCCTTGTTGCGCTTTATCTAATACATTTGTAACTGCTTGTGCCTGTTTGCCGTTCAAGCCTAACTGTTTCGCAAAATTCTTAAGTTCTGCGGTATCTTCATCATCTAAATTTTTTGCTTGTAATTCATAATCTTGATTAGCTTCTTGCTGTAAGGCATCGTCAGATTGCTGCTCTTGCGGTTGCGGTGCTTGTTGCTGTTGTGCATATAAATCATCAACCTGTGCGTCATGCTGTGCCTGTTGCACTTGCTGTGTATCAGCTACATTAGTTTGTGGTGCTTGCGCCTGTGTCTGCGCATCTGCATTTGCTTGTGGTGCTGATGCTGTTGTGGTGCTTGTTGCTCCGTCCATGTTTCTATAGCTCCGTATTTTCGATTGCGTTAATTAGTTCTGGGGTTAAATGTTCTTTTAAAAATTGTCTTAGTTCTAAGCCGATTGAATGTCTGCCTGTTAGGTAAGCCATGCGATTTGTATCTGAACTAAAACAGCTAAAGTCGATAGGAGCTAAAAGGAGCAAACCTTTTAAAACTCTTTGACCTTGTGGAGTTTTTGCTACTTCGGAAAAATCAAAGGCAAGCTGTTGTGCTTGCCTCTGTAATTCTTCTTGCTCATTTTTGAGTTCGATTTCTTTGTCTATCTCTTGCTCAAACTTTGTCTTTTCTTCTGTCGTCATAGCATATTGCCTCCGCCTACATCATCTAGTTGTTGCATTGCAAGCGATGTATCTACACCGCTTTTTTGTGCTAAATTCTGTTGTTGCTGAATTTGTGCGTTTGCCATTTGATCTTGCTGTTGTTGCAGTTGTTGCTGTTGCTCTGCTCTTTGCTGTCTAATCTTTTCAGCATCTTCTTTAGAACGTAAAATTTTAGGAGCAACACCTAAGCGATCACGATATTCGTCAACGTACCCGTCAGGATCTAATCGGTCATAAATTTCAGGTAGGATTTGACCCGCTGATGCAAGGGCACTAAAAAAGCGGTCAACACTGTTAATGTCAACCGCTTTCTGTGATTGAGCTAAAACTGATGTAAACTCAATCTTTAATTCTTGTCCTTGCAACACGTCAGGCAACGGCGGTAATTTACCCGCATCTAACAGTCGTCTATATGTAATATCTACTAAGCGACCTAAACATTCATTTTGATTTCTTTCAACTACGGGACCTAGTGCTAGCATTTGCTCCTGTTGTAATGCGTAAATCTCTACAGTAGTTCTACGATCACCCGCTGTCGAACCCACCATTTGAAATAAATCTACATACAGTTGTGAGCGAATACTTTGTTTAATCTGCTGAATGTCTTGTGATAATGCGTTTAAGTCACCAATACTTTGAACGATAGGCTTGATTGCTAAATCGTTGCTTGTATTCTGTGTATAGTTAATTGCACCTGTTGCAAGTGATATAGGATTTTGTCTAGCTGAATTAGGCGCCTGTAATGGAGGCTTTGTGTAATAATTTATAAGTTCTGCTTTACGTAAAGTTTCTTGCTGTAATTGCTTAACATTAGGTAATGCGTTCATACAAGGTGATACACCGTAATTATTACCCCCTAAAACGTCCCAACGTGGAACAATACAAGGAAAATAATCAAAGCCACTTTCTCTGATGATTTTAGCTTTGCCGTTAAGGCTTACGTAATAACTTGCCCATGCTTTATTCTTGCTGTCTAAAGCTGTAACATCACGATCTACTCTAGGTTCAATCGCATGGATAAATTGCCAATAGGTTGATAGTTCACTTCTATCGTATGCGTTTTTAATTTCTGTAGGTAAGATGTCATAACCAAAAGCCTTAACAGCTTGAATAGTTGTAAGCTCAAAGGAACGATACAAAGTGTCGATGTCACCGTCAGCGTTTGTATCTACACAAAATTCGCCTGCTGTTAGTAAGTGGTGCTTAATGCCTTTGTTAAAATCTTCGTAAACAATATCAGCACTAATACCAAATAAAGCTAATTCTCTATATATTGTGTGTAATGTGTTATAAGTATTGCTACCACTAAATACACGTAGGAGTAACTTTGTAACCTCATCACAATAGTTAATAACATCATAGTTATCAGCTAATGCAGGATCATTAGGTTGCACTTTAAACCATGCACGAGCAGGTGAACTAGCGCCACTCATCAAGCCACTAGCTAATAAATCTAAGAAATTGCCTGTATCACTATCTAAAATGTAACGGTCATCACGCATTTGATCGTGTTCGTGTTCGTCAAACTTACCACTGAAAACGCTAATATATCTTGATACCTGTCGCCACTTAGATAAAAACGGTTCACGAACACGCTTTAAATCAAGCCAGCGAGTATAAAGAATATTAGCTCTTTCCTGTTCGTCTGCTTGTTTCCAACGGTTATAGGTAGTGTTAGTCATTAATACCACTCATCTCCGTTTTCATCATCGCCAACTAACCCCATTTTTATTGTTGTAGTTGTATCGGCATTACCCTTAGTTAAATCTGTACTATTAATATCTTTATTTTCTCTTTTTGACGAAACATTATATTTAGATTGTTGATTTAAGTTTTGTTCTTGCGAGGCTAGCTCACGCTCTTGCAGGGCTTTTTGTTGTTGCAATGATGCTTGTTGTTGTTTCATAGCTTGCTGTTGCTGTTGCATAGCCATTTGTTGATATAAAGCCTGCTGTTGCATAGCTTTCTTTTGTGCATCGTAACTTTTTAATGCGCCCATTGTTACGATATTTCCAACACCTTTTAGCAATTTCTTAAAAAAGCTCATTAGTACCACTCCTCACTATTATTAGCGTTGTCACCGCCTAGCGCGCGTTTTATCCATGTTCCGCTTGATGATTGCCCTTGTGTTAAGTTCTGTGAATTTTTACCGCTATTTTCTCTTCTCACATTTTGTGCTTGCTGTTTTTGATTTTGATTTGCTTGCTGTTCTGTTTGAGTGCGACTTTCGTCTGCTTGACGTTGCATTTCTTCTTGTTGTTGTTTTAATTGTCGCTCCATATTTCTTTGCTGAACAGCTAATTGAATATTTTGGACTGAACCGTCATAACCTAACGTTGCGTATTGCAGCGCCTGTTGATCGTTGCCTTGATTAAAAGCATTTACAGCCAATGCACTGTAGAACCCCTTTTTACTCATAACTATATTTTTTTCCTAAAATATGCTTGTTGAATGCGCTATCTCATTCTCAAATTGTGAAAATGGATTGTCATAAAATTGCTGTCTTGAACTTCTTGCTATTAACCTTTGCTCTTCGTAATTCTGTATGTCTGTTTGCGGTACATCTTCTGCAAAAGTCAAGGCTAAACTATCTGCTAAATCAGGTGATTTGCCCAATCTGTCACGGATTTGCTTTTTTGTTTCTAAGAACTTTTGATTGTCATCTGAATAGTAGAAATAAGGGGTTGCGATTTCTGAAATTAAATCAGCGTTTTGAGGTAAACAGCCACCTCTACGGATCCAATCAGCCATACGGCACCACATTTCGGTGCGTTTGTTTTTATATTGTTTATCTAATGATTTGTGACCGAAATTTATATCGTTTACGTAAATACCCCATGAATTAAGAATATCTACAACACCACCGCCTACGCCCGTGCCGTCAATGTAAATTTCTTTCGGCAAGCGCTCCATAGCTAAACGCTTAACATGAGATGCTAGCTCTACTGTACTTACACCTTGTAACGCAATAGGCTCATAAATAATTTGACCTTTACGCAATGTAATTACAGAGCGATCATTACCGAAACGAGCAACATCAACACCCATGATTAAATCGGTGTAATTATTTGCGTAAATAGGTAAAGTTCTTTCAGATGCTTCAAATACTTCTTGATAAGATATAAGCTGATCTACTGCACTTGCGCTAAAGTCACAAAGCATCTCACGCTTAAATACTTCTTCAGGAACAGAATTTTTATAAGTTTCGATTTCATCTTTACTTAAAGCATCTGTTTGGTAACAAGTGAATACTTGACTTATCCAATCTTTAGTAAACTTTTTATCTTTACCTCTTGCAAAAAGTTCACTAAATAAATTGATGCCTTTAGGAGTTCCGATGAATAAAGCCCAACCGTGCATATCCATTAAGGCAGGGTAAACAATTTCAGTCCATAGTTCTTTCGGCATCTGTGCAACCTCATCAAGTACTACACCCGCCAGCTTTGAACCACGTATTGCATCAGGATTATCAGAACCTAATAAATAGATTTCTGAACCATTCCAAAATCTGATTGTTGTATCACTTTCTCTAATATCAACTAAAGTGATTTTTTCGTCACCGCTTTTGCGTTCTTTGTTGATTTCGCTTTCAGTTTTCTGAATTTGCGCTACAGCATCTTTTAAAGGTTTCCATGCTACTTTCTTTGCCTGTTTCAACTGCGGGCAAATATAGGCATAATCGCCTTTTGTCTGTAATGCTTTTATGATTAGTTCATTTACAGCGAATGTAGTTTTTCCCGCACGTCTGTGCACAGCTAACACAGTAAAACGTTTTTGACTATCAATGCATTTTTGTTGCCATGCTCTAGGTGAAAATTGATAATCAATAGAATAGGACTGTGACATTAAATCTTTAAAGCAATTCCAGTATTAACTGTAACGTTTACACCACCACTGTTAGAACTGCGTTTATTATTTGCTTGTGAGATTGCTAGACAATAATTTGATTTAAGTTTGGCACTTGCGACTTCAACCATGCTTACCTCTTCACCTTTCTGTATCTTGTCATAAGGTGAAGATGCAACCTCAAAGCCTACACGCTCATAAACAGCGTTACGTCTATCTTTTGCTGATTGATATAAATCTTTGTATTTGTCTGAATGTAACAAAACATTGAGTGTTGCAGGGTGGATATTAAATGTTTCAGCTACATGATATAAATCAACATTTAAATTCTTGCTGTATTCTTCTAAAACTGCGACCACATCGCATTCATCTATTTGGTCGATTACGGCTAAGTTTTTATTCATGTTTTCATACTTAGCCTGTAACTCAAATTTCTTTTCTTCGGTTTTAGGATCTAAAGGCACATGATATTTTTTCTTTTGTATTTGCTTTTTGCGTGGTGCTACTTCTACGTCAACTTGCATTTATGAAAAATACCTTTGAATTTCCTTTTCTCTACGGTTTCTTAAGCTGTTATTTTCTGTGTGATTTGCATATATCCAACGTCTAAACTCTGCCTTGATTTCTTCGTCACTAGCGCAACCTTTAATTTTTTTCCATAAGGTTGAATGTCTTAATGCGCTTGCACCTGCGTTGTAACTAAAATCAACTAACGCTGAATACTGATTTTGATTTAATGTAATTAAGGATTGAAAAAGCATGACATTTACGTTTTGTTCATGCTGTTTTAAGACGGCTCTAAATTCTTCATGCTCCTGCTGCATACTCCATACAGTATTCTTAGTAACTTTTGAGCCTGTATGATCTACAGTTAAGCCATGACCGATAGTCCATACCTTAGCGAACTTATCCCAATAACCCCCCCAGGTTTGTGTCTTAGTGTCAAAGCCTGTACAATTAGCATTTTCATTTTGACCTATCCAATCAAAATCATTGTCTGTTAGCTTCATTCTCTGTACTCTTGATTGTTTTTACATAAGCCTTTGCTAGTGTAGTTACACCAAGCACAATATAGGTGCTACCGATCGAGCCGATAAATGTACCAATTAAGATCATGTACACATACGACCAACCTAAATATTCATGTAAAGCAAGTCCTACTCCACTTGAAATAAGCGAACAAGTAATAGCATCAGCTAAGGTTCTGATAATGCCTGCTTTTGTTAAAACAGAATAAGTCTTAAACATTCGTGCAATGGCACTAACAAAACTAGCTAACATTCCTAAGACAAAGAATGTCTGCTCATTACTTAAAGGACTTTGCATTTATAAACTCACATATAAAAAAAGCTCCACACTTTCGTGTAGAGCCTTTAAATTCCCAAGATCATTAAAATATGATCTAAATAATAGCTAAATAATAGCTATATAATTTGTGAGCATCAACGTTATTCATTTATAAAATCAAAGTTATGACCTATACATTTTTCTACAAAGTCGCACCATTTCTGCATAATGCGCTTTCTTTCTTCGTAATAAGTGCCACGATTATATGCCTGCTGAACCGCATTACCTTGAACGTGAGATAAACATAATTCAATGATAGTTTCCTTTGCTGTTGGTAGAGTTTGCAACCATTGACGACCACAAGTCCTAATACCATGCACTCTTAGCTTATCTCTATATCCGATAGCATCGAGAACTTTTGTTAGCATACTAGGTGAAAAACAATTAAATTTAACCGTGAACACATAATCAGAATTATAGATGTTATGTCTTTTTAAATAGGCAATAACCCTTAAGGCTTGTGTGCATAAAGGGACTTTAAACTCTTTCCATGTTTTTGTTTTAACTAAAGCATAATCATCATGTATATTTTCATACTTTAATGTTCTTAATTCTTCATTTCTTAATAAAGTAAAAAAGTACATATACAGTAAGCATTGAGCTATTTTATTTACTGGTGCCATATCATTAAAAAGCTGAACCATATCGTTTTCTAATGTTTCCTGCTTAAATGATTGATAGTGAGTAGGCTTGTATTTAGGTAAATAACGCTTGATATTTACAATGGGATTATATTCAATAACCTTAATAAAACTAGCATAATCTAATACAGCGTTGATAATTGTAATTAAATAATCACCTGTTGATGCTTTATCTTGATTAACAATATCTAAAATGTAATTGATACAAAAATCAGCTGTAATAGCTTTAATAGGCATATCGGCTAATTTGCTTAAATAGTTTTTGTAAGCTAATTCTTTCTTTTTTATTGTTGCAGGTTTTAAGTTTTGCTTATTTAAAGCATACCATTTTGTGTATATTTCGCCAAAGGTTACGGTTAATGCTTTTTTCTTTTTTTGCTCTTCCAAAGGATCAATACCTTGATCTAACTTTTCTTTACATTCTATATATTTTTTGCGAGCATCATTAAGTGATGTTGTTGGATATGATCCTAATTGAATACAAATACGTTTACCATTCACCATATTGCGAACCATAAACTTAATTTTTGTTTCTCCACGTGCACTAGGATATAGCTCTAAAGTTAAGCCTGTTGTATCGGTAAGAATGGAACGCTTTACAGTTCCTGTTTTAATTATAGTTTTTAATATCTTATCAGTTAAATTTTGTCGCATACTTTAGTCACTCCATAAATACCTTGCAACCAAAGTATAGAATGTGCGACCAAAATATGCAACCATATTTTATAAAAACTTTCTAAAATTTTTAAAAAGTTCTTTAAAAAATAGCTTATACATCAACGTTTGTAATGCTATTTTAGAAATTTGTAACCATTTTACGACCTAATGGATTTTTCACCAATAGAATATAACCAATCGTTAATATATGCTAATGGATAAAAGTTTATTCCTGTTTTTACAAGTTTAACAGCTTGTACTTTTTCAGAAAAATCACACTCTTTAAGAAATAAATAAAACTTACTTGAAGATAAAAAGCCTAATCTATTTTGTAATTCACCAATCTTAAATAATCGTGAGCTTTTACAGTTTTCTTTCCAAAATTTTATAAACTCATCACGCTTAAAATATAAGCGTTTTCCGTACTTTGTTACTGGTAAGAAAAATTTGTTAAGTTCATTTTTATCATGCAATATTCTATAAAGCCCTGCAAGTTTAGCATCATCATTAAACATGATTTTACTAGCTTCGTGAATATCAATGTTATTTAGTTTGAACTCTTGTAATTGCTTTGATAATTTTAAACATTCATCAAGATCAAGTTTTTTGTTATGCAGCTTAGGATAAAAGGTTGACCCTCTTTGAACTTTATCGTAAAAACTTCTTTTAGTCTCTTGATAAATTGTCGCACCCTCTGCGATTGAAATTTTTGTCATTCACTACTCCGATTGTAAACATCTTCTAATTGTTTAATGTATTGTTCGTTGATATTCAGTAGTGATACTAATTTTTTATTTAGTGGGCTTTGAGATGTGCTTGAAATGGTGTTAGATACAACGTCCTTAAGTTGTATCTGTATTTGTTTTTCAATTTGTAATAATGCGTTTAATACTCCAATATTTTCATCGTTCATGTGCTCTTAGCCATGTTTTCATGTAGATAAAATCTTTCATTGAATATCTAGGATCACACCCATTCAAACGATAAGGACTAGCGATTGCAAGTTTGTTTCGCTTGTATATCTCTTTGAGCTTATAAGGTGTGATGCCTAATTCTTTTGAAAACTCCGATATAGAGAATGAACGATTAGAACTATCACCTAACAAAGATAAAATTAGTTCTAATTTTTCATTGATAACTTCTAGCGTTAAATCGTTCATTCTCATCACCTAATTAAAAAGGTAAATCATCGTCATCTGCCTGCACTGGGCTAGGCTCTGTTACTGTCTGTACCTGCTCAACTACAGGAGCTACAGGAGCTACAGGCATTGAGCCGTAAGGAGTTGCAGGTTCACCGTCACTGCCGTACTTTTCTAAAAACTCTGCGTAAACTTTTTTACAATCTTCGATTGCTTTCTTTAAATCTACACAATCTTTAGCAGGGATATTTCCTTCAACTTCTTCGTATGAGCGACCGTCAGGATAGAAAAACTCCACCTTGTATTGCGGAACAGAACTATTTTTAGTTTGATAAATACCTTTCTGTGCTACAGCTAATGTAAATACACTACCGCACAATTCAGGATATACAGTCGCATTATCAAACTCATTTGCAACTGCCATTTCTTCGGGTGTTTTCTGCGATGCACAAATACCCATAAATTGCTGTATTTCCCATGAGTTAGCACCCCATTCGCTCCACTGTTGATTAGCTTCTTGTGTTCTTCTTCTGCCCCAAATTTTATACTCGATATAATTATTTGTAGGTTCATTTGTTTTGCTGTTAAGAATTAAGAAAACACATCTTGTGACCTCAACACAAATTTGTTTATTCTTATTTTTCTTATCATCAAAAGTTACTAAGCTATCTGAACAGTTGATTAAAACAGCCTTTACTTTGCAACCAGTAATAGGTTTATCGTATGGTGTAAACTCTTCCCAATACTTAGAGTGATAAAACTTATTGTCACTGTGAGTAGGTATCTTGTAATTTTGCTGATACACAGGCATCTTATAGCACCTCGTCTAATTGTTCATCTAAGTTAGCGATGATAGCTTCACGTGCTTTTTGTAAGGTTTTACTTGCACGTTTTAGATCATCTTTTGGAGTGTCTAAATCCATTGCTAAATTTGCAAAGTTTGAGTTTGCCTTGTTATAAGCATCAATAAATTCTTGTGATACAGTAAATTTAAGTTCCATTTGTTTATGCTCCAAATTGTGATGTTAATTCTTTGCCTAAGTCGATAACCGCCTGATTTTTCTTTATTTCATCAGGTGCTGATTTAAACAATGCCACAAGGTCTTTACGGTTTACACACTTGCGCATTTGTTCCATAAATACCTCTAAATGAACACGTTGTTGTACCTCTGATAAAGGATCATCTTCATTTTCGATAACACCTAAACTTTTTAAAGCTCTATCTTCCATAGATGATTGTTTAGGTGTTTGATCGATAACGTTAGCTTGAACCTGAACAGGTGCTTGATCGTGCGCTAGTTCTCGTACCTCTTCCTCATCGTATGCACCCCAACCGTAAGCGTTAGCGCAAGCGATAGTTAGTGCACGGTTACTTAACATTCTCTTAGGACGTTGTAACCATGTGTTAGTTTTAGTTACATCAAATTCCTCGTCAAAATAAGCTGTACCCTCGTACACGTCAATGTGTTCGCCGTGACGTTTCTTAATCAAGCAAGTGATGCTGTCGTAATAAGTAATTGTTACTTGACCGTTAGGTGTGTTAAATGCCTTTGTTTTTAAATCACCGCCATACTTAAACTCGATGCCTGCATAGTCAGGTTGACTATGCAAGGCTTGACGATAACCCTTTAACGAAACACCACAGACAAGTGAGCCTTTTTTATCTTTAAATGAATAGATACCACCTAAAACAGGGTCTAAGTGCATTGAGCTACTAATGCGTAACACGCTTAAAACATCAGCAAAAGTTACTTGTACTCCACCTTGTTTTGGCAATGCAATGGAGCTACCAATTAAATTAACCAGTACTCTATCGTCATAACTTGTCTTAAGCACTGATTGTGTTTGCTTAACAAGTCCTAGTTCTTCATTTGATACTACAATTTCGTTAGCCATTTACAGCCTCTAATGGTAAGATGTTGTGTTTTTCAGCAAATTTCATAACATCACTTTTTACAAAGTACTTACGATTTTTCACAAAATATGTCTTAGGAAAATCTGGATATACTAAAAATTTGCGCCAAATAGTGGAGCGTGTATATCCAAAAATTCGCTCCATATCTCTTAACGAAATGTATTGTTTACTTGACATACAGCCTCTGTAATTTACTTTCTGTTAGATACTTTTTGTACAAATCAGCGTTTTCACCTTTAAACTTTGTTGTATTAAAGCGTTTTGTGATTGTAGTTGTGAGCTTTGCAAGTACATTGCCTTTAGCATCAATAACTTCTTTATATTCGCCAAACATAGCTTTAATCTTTTCGCTTAGGTTGTCTTGCTCCTTTTTAAGGTCAGACATCAAAGCAGATTTTTCTTTGTATTGCTGCAACAATTCGTTCATTGTTTCGTCTGTATATACAGCATCAGCATCACCCTCTTGTACAGGCTCTAAGGTCTTAACCTCTTCCTGCTTGTAAGGTACTTGCGGAATAACGTGATTAAAAAGAAAATCATCTTCACTGTCTAAGATTTTCTGAATTGTTTTATCATCACGCTTGATCTTGAAGATGCGAACTTTTAATTCAGTCATTATGTAAACGCAAAGCCACATATAAGGCTTATCTGCTAAGTACATTTGCTTTTGACATTGAATGTAGTACTCGATAGGAATTAGATCATCTTCTGTGATAAGTTCGCCTTTATCGTTAAATTCACAACCTTTTCCAAAGTCTTTTGAGTTATTATCAAAATCTTTGTTCCATGTTGCTGTCTTAATTTCCAGTGGTGTGTCGTCATCAAGTAAAAAGTCAATCTGTGCCATACTCCATTCACGATTGTGTTTTTCATCAAATAGAGTTACACCATAATTGTTTTTTAACTTTGTAATAGCTGAAAATTCATCAGCCACGAACTTTTCTAAGTAGTGACCTCTTCTAAGTGCAAACGCATCTTTGTTTTCTGAAAATGTAAGCATATCGTTATATGCTCCATTTATATCGTTATAACGATTAACACCTAAAATTGCGCTGTTTGTGCTACCGCCTATATGTGTTTTGTGCATATATGCAATAGCGTTACAGTCAGGCATTTCACCTGTAAAAGGATCTTTGTAGAACTCAAAAGCCTTTGCTTTTTGTTCTTTAGCCCATGCTTTGTAGATTTCTTGATTAGTCATTGTTTTACCTTTAACGTTTTAACTATCCACTACATTCGTTTGATGTAGTGTGTACATAGTAAAACAGTAGTAAAACATTTGCAATATGTTTGATTAAAAAAAATAGCCTTAACTCACATACAGTAAGCTAAGGCTATGATTTATCTAAGAATTAAGTTTAAAAAATGTTTTAATTAGTAAAACGTTCAACCATTAGAATTTGATAATAACGCTTAACCTTATCGTTTAGCTCTCTAAAATGTAAGGTATATTCAATCTTATCTGAACTATCTAAAATATCTATTGTTTCTGAAAAAGGATTTTGCCTTAGTTTTCTAATGCAAACTTGATCGTCTAATACTAAGTAATAGAGTTTACCTGATACAATCTTTTGTTCTTCATCTAAACTTATCAGCAGCACATCACCTTGTAGGATAGCTCCATATTCACACTCTGATACGATTGCTTTATAGTTTGACTTATCCTTTAAACCAAAGTATTCAACATCTGCTATCACAGGTGGAAGAGTTGATACAGTTTCATACTTAAATAAAACAGGATCAAATTTACACACGTCAAATATCTGTGTCGTGTCATTTTTAAATAAAGCTGATACTGGAACATCTAAGAAGCCTGCTAACTTTTCTAACTGTTCATTATTAAGCGTTAGCTCATGTTTACCACTAAAAAATGTCCATATAGTTGATCGTGCTACTCCTAAATGTGAAGCTAATGCTGTTTTTGATGTCTTTGTAATATCTAATCTTTTTCTTACTCTATCGACTAAATCGTCTGCTAACTGTGCCATAAGATACTCCATAAATAAAGGGATTTAAGCTATCTTAAGTATAGTAAAGAAATAAAACATAATCAAACATAATGAAACATCTTTTTGCTTGACTAATATCTAAAGTCACACCTATAATTCAAACACTCATAAAACATTTGATTTAAACATGGAGAGGATTTATGAAAACAAATATCCTTTATTTAACAGCTGAAATGGCTAAGGATAGCTCTTTAAACATGGGTGATAAGATGTTATTAGCACGTTTTATCAATTTATGCACGTTGCCTAAAAGCAACGGTGTTGCATACTACACACGTGATCGTGCTTTTGAAGAGTTCGGCATCAAAGAAAAAGCACTACTTATTCACTTAAATCACCTAAAAAGTGAGAATTTTATACAAACAAAAACTAAGCTAATAAACAATAAAACAACTAGAACTGTAACCCTTACACAAAAAGTATATGATTTATTACTTACAGCCAAAAGTGACAGTTCCGAAACACCCCCAAAAGAACCCCTACCCCCAAACGATACAGCAGTAGAACATTCCCAAAAGAGTGTTTCTTCTACTCATACAAATATACATATACAACATACATATATAGATATAGCAAATCTTCCTCAGTCTATAGAAGAGGTTATCCCTTACTTTTCAGATTTTGTAGAACGTCATATCAATGATCACCCCAACTTAGCTTTTTTAGATGTGAAGTTAGAAAGTGAGAATTTCTTTTTATACTATCAGCCTAACGGTTGGAAAGATAAAAACAATAAACCTGTTAAATCTGTAAAGGGGCGTGTTGCTAGTTGGTGTAGTAACTGGCTTAAGGCTAATTCAGCTCCTAGCGTTAGATTTTCTGCTACAAAACAGCCTAATGTTTTAAGTCAATCAAACATTAACGAAAGAGCAAAAACTATTGCTAATATGCTAACTTGTGACGATTTACAAAAAAAATTTGAAAATGCTGTTGACGTGGAGGCTGAAAGTGTTTTAATATAGCACTACACTGTAAAACGACAACAAAACGTTTTACAGAATTATGGAGTAAAACAATGACTAGAAACGACTTGCCAAAATTTATTGAGATATGGTCTAACGTTCAAGGTATGTTTAATAAAGTGCCTAGTGACCAAACACTCAAACTAACTTTTCAATCACTAGCTGATTTCAAAATCGAAGATATTGAACGTGCTTTAGCACTAACCCTTAGAACATCAAAGTTTGCACCTACAATCGCAGATGTTGTTGAGCAAATTAAGCGTATGTATGGGGTTGATGATGAAGTACTAAAGATTAAGGCTAACAAGTGGTACAACGCTTTAAACGCTGATATTGATAGCTATGCTGATATTATCACTGATGATCCTCGTGCTGTATTTGCTTTTAAGCAATGCTTTAACACTATTTGTGAGTATGGCACACATTCAGCTAAAAGTGACCCATTCGACCGTAAGGCTTTTATCGACAGTTACGTAAACGCTAGAGGCTTTGATACAAAGGCTTGCTGCTTAGGCGGATTTTTTCATTCTAACGGACGTCCTCGTGTACGGTACATAGGTGACTATAACACCTGCCGTAAGCTAGCACATGATTACTACAGCATGATTGGTAGTGCTCCACGTTTACCGCTTAAGACAGATGCTGTTAAGCAAATTTCAAACGAAGTTAAAACACCTGACACCGAACCTAAGATTAACAAAAAACATAGTATTACAGATTTAATCAATGCGTTATTACGCAAAGGAAACAAAGCAAATGCTTAATAATTATGGGCAACGTGAATGTACAGTTACCATTCAGGGGAAACAGGTAAAGGGTCGTGAGGTTATTTTACCTATTCCACCCAGTGAGAATACAAGAGTAACACCTAACTTTGCTTGTATGTATGCAAACTCCAAAAAGAAAGGCGCATTAAAAAACTCTACAAACTATAACCGTTGGATCAATGCTAGCCGTAACTTATTGCGTAAAGGTAAATTACCTATCATCAAAGGTAACGTCACAGCATACGTTACGCTAGTGTTTCCTGATAACCGTACTCGTGATGCTGATAATCGCTTGAAAGGATTATTTGACTGTTGGACAAAATCAGAATGTTTAATCGAAGATGATCGCTTTATTGATACTGTAATTCTTAACAAGAAAGTTATTAAAGGTCAGTCATTCTGTTTGAGCTTTGTAATGAGTTCTGATGATTTAAGCGACTTAGGATTAACCCTGAATAAAGATTACTTAGACAGCGTTTGTGAGAGGTTATCTAATGAAAATTAAAGAGTTGATAGCACTACACACTGTACCTGCTAGATTTCTTCAAGCATGGGGTTTATGGCAACGTAGCGAAATAGCTAAGTTAGGTTACAGCCGTACCAGTGCTATATGGGATAGTAAGCCAAAAAGATATTTAGATATTGACGAAAACGATTTAATGCTGATTGATAAGGCTGTAACACAGGTATGTCAAACATCTGCTCGTGAGCATTGGCTGATTGTTTATAAATACGTGCATAATTTTAATACACGATTTATCAAAGAAAGACTAGGTTTTGATGATAATCAGTATTACAGATTACTTGACAATGCAACAACACACTTTTACCAAAACTTACTAAAGCTAGTCGGTGAATAGTAATGATTGGATATAGGACCTATAACGCATTGATAACTCATAAAGGTGAGATTATCAAGCAACTTACTAAGGATTATATGCTTGACTATCATTTGCCTTACCTAGATGCTTTAAAAAACGCTGTAAGAGAATTTGATATTAAAGCCGAAGTGTTAAGTGCAAGTTTTAAAAAGGCTAAAAAGATTACAGGTAAATCACAAGCAGAATACAGCAAAAAAGCAGGATCAACTCAAAATAAACGTTGGCGCACAATCATTGATCCATTTACACAAAAGATGTATTCATGCGTTTTAGATTTATTGAGAAGTTACGGAGCTGAAAAGCATTATCAAGGTTTTCTAGGCAGATTAAAGCGATTAGGTTCTGTAAAAAAGGCGATGCTTGCTATTGATGTTATTGCTCGTAAATATCCTAACGAAGAGCCTACAACAAGCTATTACGCCAGGAATGTTAGATATAAGGGGGTTACCGATCATAAAGGAAAAAAATTTAGAGATTTAAAAGTGTTATGTGAATATTACGGAGTTTCTTATACGAAGTTTTATAGATGGTTTGCGCATAAGGGTTATCCGATTGCAACATTAACACAGATGATTGAAAACAAAACATTTAACGATTTAGGAAAGTAGAACAATGAATTTAAAATTTAAAGTATTAAATGGCGGTAAGTTACCTACAAGAGCACACAGAGAAGATGCAGGCTTTGATTTATATTCACCTGTTGATGTAATTTTTTATCACATTACAAACATCATTAAATTAGGTGTTTGTGTAGAAATACCAAAAGGTTATGTAGGCTTTATTATGGGCAGAAGCTCATTAAATAAAAACGGTGTTGCCTGTTTAACAGGTGTGATTGATAGCGGTTATACAGGTGAAATTGCTGTAGTTTTAAATTCTCTTTCTGTTGAGAATTTCACAGGGATCAAAAAAGGCGATCGCATCGCTCAATTAGTAGTAGCTAAGTTAGCTGATATTGATGATGCCATTGCGGTTGATAACTTAGAAGATAGCGAACGTGGTGATAATGGTTTTGGCAGCACAGGGGCTTAATTATGATACAAACATTAGAATTGTTCGGTGGTATTGGTGCTCCTAGATGTGCTTTAAGAAATATCGGTGTACCTGTTAAAGCTATCGATTATGTAGAGATAGATGAAAAGGCTGTACGTTCTTACAATGCAATGTTTGAACACGATTACCATACTCAAACGGTTGTCGGTTGGAATTTACGACCAGACATTTTAATTCACGGCTCACCTTGTCAGGATTTTCTATTGCAGGTAAACAAAAGGGGTGCAGACGAGGGCACTGAAACAAGATCGTCTTTAATGTGGGAAACGATCAAAATCATTAAATCATTTGGTGAATGGAAGCCTAAAGTCGTTATCTGGGAGAATGTCAAAAATGTGCGTTCTAAGTATATGGTACACAATCACGAACGTTATCTATCCGAAATGTCAAAGCTGGGTTACACAAATAACTATGCTTTATTAGATGCAAGAAGTTTTGGATTACCGCAAGCAAGGCAACGTTACTTTACCGTTTCTTTATTAGGAAATAAGCGTTTTAATTTTGATGATATGGAGCGTCACGTTTTAAAAAATGTATGGGATTTTATTTTGCCTGATAGTGCCGTATCAGATATTTACACGATTAAATCGCCGTCAATGTTGAATAAGATTAAGCCTGATAATTTCGATAATGCTCCTATGAGGTATTTTTCAGTTATTAAAAATTTTGTTTACACAATTACAACAAAACAGAACCGTTGCCCTAACAGTGGGATTATCAGACGACCAAACGGCACTTATAGATTATTGACAGAGCTTGAATGTTGGAGATTGCAAGGCTTTACTGATGATGATTATTACAACGCACTGAAAGCCAACCCTAGCAAGGCAAATTGTCAAAATGGTGCTTTATATAAACAAGCAGGCAATAGTATCGCCATACCCATTTTAGAAGAGTTATTTAAAACAATTTTGAACGGAAATTATTTGTAAATATTAAGTGGCTGCTGAATTAGGAGTAACAAATGACAAACGAAATAGATTTAACCTTGCACAGCATCTTATATGAGGCAGGCATTAGATTTAGCAATCAACCTATACTTAGTCATTCTTTAAAGTTTTATTATGCAGGTCATATCTTTGATTTAGACGAAAAAACTTTGTGATGAGAATATCAGATATTTTACAGGTAATAAAGATATTAAAGAATACTTAAATGAATTTTTTGATTATAAGTTTAATTATGAACAAGTAACACCTGATATGTTTAATAAATGCTATTGTTCAGATAAACAATTTGCAACAAACGCAGAAAGAAATACAGGTAATACGGTTAGAAGTTTTATAGCGTTACACGGCTTAATGCTTTGTGCTTGTGTTGAGGGTGATTTAGTCATGTTTCATTCACAAGCTAATTACAACAGCGATATAGTTAAACGCACAATTAAGTTTGACGTTTTATGCAAGTTAGGTGTACGTGACATTAAGAATGATTTTGTTACGAGGTAGATTATGAACCTTGATAATTTTCCTAATTTAAGTAAAGGTCAAATCATATATGTGTTTCCTTTTAACGGTAAAAAAGTAAAAGGTGAATTTGCAGGTATAGCTTGCGGTAATTTACTTTTAAATAATTGTAGTGTCAAAAATAAAAACTCAATACGTCACAAAGTAAATAATGCTTTTGTGCCTATTGATTATATTAAAAGAATTGAGTTAGGTTAAGAAAATGGTTTATGACTGTTCCGAGCGTGTCTTTAAAGTAATTGATACTAACAATAAAGAAAGATTTTTTAAATTATTTTCATATTTAAAAATTAGAAGTAAACAGATATTTTATTTTTATGAAGTATATGAAATTTTATATGCAAGGCAAAAACTAAAACAAATATCAGAATTAGTTTATGAAAGTAAAATTTATTCTGATGAGTACGTGTTTGAGTTAATTTTACAAGAAAGCGGTATTGATTATAAAAATATAGAGGAAGTAAAAAATGAACTTTGATATTAAAGATGTTAAGTCATGGGCTAATAGACATGATGTTAAAATAAAGGCAGTTACAGGCTTTTTTTGGAAATTCGTTATCAGAAATTGATAACGAAATTAGAAGATACAATAAAGGAGAAAAAGACCGCTTACATGAGTTGTACAAGATAAGCGACAATGGCTGTTATTGTTTTGGATATGCAATGTATTTTGCGGATACAGGTGCTTTTGGTGGAACTCAAACTTTCGCTTTTTTCTTACCATTAGATGCAGTAAAAGAGGATAAGCCAGAAAAGAAGTATCGACCTTTAAAAAAAATAAAAGATTTTCATGATTGTGGTGTTATTAAAGGTGAAGATGATTGTCTAATTAATAGCGTTTTAACGCTTAGAGATAAAAAGAATTACAACCTTACAAGGGATATGAAAGTTACAGATGTTGAATATAGTTTTGATACTGTACTAAGAATAAATAGGTGTAGTCTAGTTTATTTCTTTAACTATTTTGATATTTATATTAATGGTGAATGGGTGCCTTTTGGAGTTGAGGTAGAAGAAGATGAGTAATTTGTGTAATAGTCATAATATCCAACTAAGCAATATTGAGATTTATATTTTATCTCTTATTTTAGAACACATTGATTTTGAGCTTGAACTTGAATTAAAAGGCGGTACAAAAGTGTCTTTAAGTGATATTAAAGAAAAGATTTCTCAAAAACTAAAAGAAGCACAAGAACTAAAAGAGGTAAAAGATGATGAATGATATTAAAACTATCCAAAAGATTTTGATTGTTAAAAATAGGCATAATAGCTAATATTTTAATTACTCCATAAGACGTGTTTTTGCTGTTTTTCACGCATATCAAAAAAAACAGAGTTTATGGGTGTTTGGTTGAGTGGTTGATAACACCTGCCTACTAAGCAGGCAATCTTTTTATAAAGGTTCGTAGGTTCAAATCCTACAACACCCGCCAGTTTTTAGCGGTTCGGTAATGTGCCGCATAAGAAACAACATTACTATTGCACATAAGAGTACAGCTCATGCACCTAGTGCAATGTCTTATATCAGACTGGGTATCGTTTTAAAGCTGTGAACGAAATTACAACTAAATGAGCAAATTTGCAGAGCATGTTAGTATTGCTTTTGCCGTTTCTCTCACTTCTAACGTAAAAAGAGTGTACAGTTTTCTAATAATAGGACCCTTTCCACCTGTAGAAAACAGGGCACGCTTAGGGACAGTTTTTAGTTGCTAGTAGTTGATGCAACTCTAAATAAAATCACTACTTAGATTTTTTCAAAGATGACCTCCTATAAAGCCCCTGTTTTTCAACTTTGCAGGGGCTTTTCATTTTACTGATGTCAGTAAAATGGTTTTTATTTCAAAAAATTTTACTTGCAAAATTCGTAAAGCTGTTCTATATTGTACGTGTGACCGAAAATCACGTGCAATCTAAAGCGAGCGATTTATGCGACAAATAAATCAATCACCTACCTTTTATAAATACGCTATCTTAGTATAGCTGTATCTGCTGAATGGTGAGTGTAGTGTGAATATATTGAATAAGCACTGTGCGACCTTTAGACGCATTTTTCGGCACTCACCGCCCATATTTTTTTTATGGGTTATCGAAAATCTTTTAATCTAAAGGAAAATCAAATGACAAGTAATATCATTTCAGACACTATGCCTAACCTTGTGTTCGTTAAAAACAATCAGGCTGTAACAACTACCTTTGCGTTGTCTCAATGGGCAAATAGAATACATCAAGATATTCTTAGAATTGTTACTCACAATATTGATGCTTTAAAAGAATTTGGTGAGGTTAGCTTTGAAACCTACCCTGTAAAAACAAAATCAGGTACACAGACTTTTAAAATCGCTACCTTAAATTACGATCAGGCTTGCTTTGTTATTTGTTCAATGCGTAATAATGAGAAAACAAAACAGTTTAAAGTGGAACTTATTAAGGCTTTTAGAAAGTGCCGTGAACAGCTAGCTAAACAAAATCAACGTTGTTTAACAGATAAAAAAATTGAAAACATTAGTATGACTGAATTTAGTCGTGGTGCTAATATTATACGTGACAAATACGCAAACAAAATCGTGACTACACGTGAGCTTGTATCAGAGCATAATAACTTTGCTTTTGGTATCAGCAAGAATAGCTTAATGTATGAGTATCTTAAGCTTATGCGTAAGATTAAGGCTAACAAGGAACAATGGCAGCAAGAGGTTGAAGAGTTTAATGCTGTCGTTGGTGATGCTTGCGAATTATCTGAAAGTTGTGAAAAAATAAAGGTGTAAAGCCTTTGTTTATCTAGGAACTGTATAAATCGACTGTTTCGGAACACACCATAAAAGGAGTTTTGGAACAGTATAAATCGGTAGTCATAAAACAGACAAAATAAAACGGTAGTCATAAAGGCTACCGTTATTTTTTTTTACTCTTTATCTACATAAACATTTTGCCATGCGCAAATATTGTCAGGTTTAAATACATCTAAAAAATCATATCCACGAGGGACTTTTAAATGCAAGTTGCTTTTATCTTTAAAGACAATTAGAAATTTATCGAAATTAGGATCATCTTTATCAATAGTCTTTGCACTACCTGAACTTATGTGTCTAGAAATGTAACTTAAAGTTGCAACAGTGTTTTTATCAATATCTTTTTGTCTGTACATCTGCGCTACTAATTCAGCAATAGGCATAACTTGCTTTAAGGCATCAAACAGGTTAAAAGACATCAAATCTTTATCATTTGTAATCTTTTCGCCTTTATAGGTATCTCTAAATCTATAATGCTTGAATATCTGATCTAATTGTTCTAACCCAGAAAACAGATTGTTAGAATTATTTATAATATATCCAAATACATCAGGCACAGGATCATTATTAGAATTATCACTAACGCTATCATTATCTTTTACCTTTTTGAAACAGCCGTGCATTAAGTAGTAAGCATAGTTATCAGCCTTAGCTAGATCTTCCTTACCGTTTTTTAAATTAGCACGATAACGATATTTAATGATATTACCTTTTAAAAAGCCCTTGAACTCTTCAGGACTAAGCATAGCCTTGATTTCGTCAATGCATTCATGTGAACCCTGCATATAATGCTTTGGATTAAAAACAGTATCAGTCATAATAACTCCAATATAACTCCGTTAATAAATGACCTATCATCAGCATTAGTGCTGAAATTAGGCAACAGATAAGAAAACTAAACATAAGATAAAAACAATAGTTAGATAAAAAGCAAACATTATTTGCACCACTTATCAAATGACTTAGAAAGAAAATTTGCGCAAAATAGTATTGCTGCTATGTAAGCACCAAGTGCTGATAAAGTTAAAAAACATTCATACATTGTCATTGTTTTACTCCATTGTATAAATCAATTAGATTGTTGTAATAAGTTGCGGTGATGTCACAATCACGTGCAATTACTAATTGTTGTTCATAAAGTCTTTGAAATTTTGCTTTGTCTGTTCCATTGCATTTACAGGTACTTTGTGAAATTGCTTTGGTAGTTGTGGTATCTGCGGACACGCTTTTACTGCTATCGGTTGTGTCTGTGTGCACGCTGTCAGTATCACTAAACAGCCCATTAAAATGATACCGATTATAAGTAGATGTAATGTGTTGAACGTCAAGCGCAATATTACTTTGTGCATCTGCTAATACTCCGTTAAAAACATTTTCTTTTTTAGCCTTATCTTCTAAAGCCTGATTAAGCACCTGCGCTTGTTTCTTTTCATATTCAGCTATCTTTAATTGATAGTGTGAAGATGTAAAAGAATAGCTTATATAAGCACTAACTAATACAGATACAGCCCATAAGTAAGGTGTTAAACTTTTTAAGCTAAACATAAAAAAATACCCCTTAACCCCTTAACAGGGAAAAGGGGCTCACTACTTAGTGAATATCAACTAGGACTTAAGTAAAAAAAACTGGTGCACCGTGATTGCAGGCTCACGGGCAAGCCTTTTGCAACATCTCAAAGAGTACAGAACAAGTGATCCAAGAACTTACATATCAATTTAAAACAAACTCATTCTGTACTTATGAGATGTCAATCAAAATACAAATACAGTCGCACCCGTAACTCATATTTTTCTTAGCATCTCATAAGTAAAGAATGGCAAGGATAAGCAGATTTGAACTACTACTAAAAGGATCAAAACCTTTTGTGCTACCTTTACACCATACCCTTATTTGTAAGCTAATAGGTAAAAGGAAAAGAGAGAACGATTAAACCTTTAAACCTATTAGCTAATAGCTTATTGTTTATGTGTATATAGTAGTATAGTGTTTTAACTATGTCAATCATTAGTTTTACTTTATTTAAACACTTATCATTTATCATTTTGATATTTCAGTGAATTTATGTAAAACATTTTACATAGGGCATGAATTGAAAAAATAAAAAAAATTTTACGTAGTGAGAGGGGGCTAAATTTGAAAATTACAAAAAATTTTACGTGGGGTAATATAGAGGTTCGAGCGTGCGTTTGGGGGCTATGGGGTGCGTAATTCATCATCGGTTAGCACCATGCAACAGCCGTTAGCACAGGCTCACCAATTCCCTCCGCAACACGTGACGAAAAGACACACGCAAAAGCAGATGCAAAATCTTTAAACGGTCACAAACATGGTCGCAAAAGTTAGAATGAAATTCTCAAAGCTGAATAGATAAAAGCGTGAGCGTGATTGTATAGAGTTGAATATAAGCATCAACAGCAGGAACAAAAGCAAAACAGACAATCAACAGAGACCAGCATCAGCGCACCCAGGCTAACAGACTGGAAAACAAAATCGAAAATCAAAGCATTTTCTAAGATTGATATTACCTTTTTCTATTTTCACCTCTTCACTTTATACCTGCATTCGTTGTCTCATGCAAGTACATGTGCATGTGTATAGTCATAAGCATGTACATATAAGTGACCTGGTACTGCTGCTGTACTGGTAATTAGATGTGTAGTAGATGTAAGTTAGATGTGTTTATGTTTGTTTATTAAGGTAAATATAAAGACGTGTGCGCGCTCATTAGCTAGTCATTGTTATATCCATTTGCATGAACGTTGTCAAATTTTTTCATACATATATATAGCCTTTTCACTTTTATTAGTTTATTAGCTTATACAATGCACTATTAAAAGACAATAAAAAAAGGCGGTCAATATGATCGCCTTATTTTTGTTTATTTGTTTGCTTTACTCTTTTTGTAACTCTTCTAATGTGCGATAACGTTCAAAGATAATAGTTTTCTTTTCAATGTAAACAAAATAAGCACCTTTCAATGTGTACAATGTTTTTGAATTACGATCGCAATCGTATTCTTTTAAATTCCAAACACCTGAAATTGTGACATCGCTTAAATGTAAAACGCATGAGTTAGCATCTTTTAATAAAGCTTTTCCATTTTCGTAAATATGGATAAATGTATTGCCGTCACCGTAATGATTAGATATAAGCATTTCATTTGAATTACTTTTATCTGTTAAAAGAATACCGCCACGATCAGCATAAGATATAAAATGCTTGCATTTTTCTTGACAAAGAAAAGTCTCAATTTCAACTGTAAGGACTTTATGGCTATAAAGCCATGATGCGGTTGTAAGATTGTTTTCTATAAATTTTTGAGAATTCAAACAATCTAAAAAAGCGTTAAAATTAGATGCTTTTTCCCATGCTTGATAAAAGTCTATGCAAGTTTTGTTTTCTTTTTGATGTCTTTCAACATCATCTTGAATAAAGTATTTTAAATTTGACACAAGCGCATCGATGTTAAAGTTGCTTTTAATCAAGTTACGAAATTTTTTACTCTTTTCAAAATTGCCTTTCATTTTATAAACTCCATAAAATTAAACTCTATATAAATCAT